AAAGAAATAAAAGCAATTGCCAGGGCCAATTTTGAAGGAGCATTAGCTTATGGCTCTGATAGATCTCTTTATTCTTCAATAGACGAAGCCATTGATAGTTACGAAGAAAATTTAATAGACACAATAAACGAAACAAAATTTACAAGCGCAAAAATTGACTTAGTTGCGGAAGAAATTGCTCGTGCCGAATACAAACGGTTACGTGCAGATTACTACGCAAAGAAAACGCCCACCGCAGAACCTGCCGCTGTCACAGAACCTGCCGCTGTCACAGAACCTGCCACCGCAGAACCTGCGGTAACAAAACCAGCCCCTCCACTTAAAGTTGTCAAACAACCACGTAGTAAAGACGAACAGGGGCGGAGTGTCGTAACGCTGCAACTATCTAACAACGAATCAAAAGTTATTACTCGTATAGACGATCAGTGGACGCTGAATGGCGAACCTGTAGGAGCCACAATAAAAGATGCCATATCGCGTGTCACCGAACAACCTGTTGTAGCTGAAGCCAAGCGAGGCCCCAAAGGACCACGACTGAGTGAAGAACAAAGAGCAAATACAGCAGCGTTGGCTGGTGGAAGAACAGAAGAACTAAATTATGTTGTAAGACTTATTACGTCAAAAAAGAAGCTTGGCGACACCGGCCTACCTGGATTTAGTAAGCAGTTAGATCAATTATTTGATTTGCGCGATAGAATACTCTCTGTACCGCGATCTCAGGAAAACGCTAATGTTATAGACGACAGACTGACTAAAGTATCAGAACAAGTTACACCTATTCTTGATGCTCTGTACGAATACGGTACTAGTGGCAGGTATAAAGGCACGCGGGTGCAAACACTTGCTATGGAGCAATTTAACCGCGCACCAGAAAATATAAAAAAAGGAGTCATAGAACGCGCCAAACAACGAAAATCAGGAACGCTAAAACAGACAGTAGGTCAGCAATCAACAGAAATCATCAATGTATTCAAAAGTAAAAATCCTCCTAATAACGCTCAAGCAGCGGCAATTGCAGTAGCTGTTGCTTCTGACAAAAATTCTTTTGAGTCTGTACTAGCAAACAAACTTTTCCCTGTGCTTAAAGGTGTAGACCTTACAGTAGTAGAAAACACCATTCCAGGCGGGTTAGACCCAGAACAAACAAGCAACCGTAAAAAACTTCGCAGCATATTTGAGCGGGAGAACGCTCCTGGTTTGTTTGCTAAAGGTACAGATCTACTTGGTAAACCCACAACCAAAGGTCATGTGTATTTGGCAGGGGCTAGTTTTGGTAGCAAACAAGGTATCAACAAGCGCACCATACTGCATGAGCTACTTCACGCTGGCACAGCGCGACGGATTGATCGTGGTGTAGACATTCTTAAAAAGAACCCACAGTCTTCAGACCCCGATGCGGTTGCAGCGCGGAGGCTTGATGAACTGATGACTTACACGCGCTCCAAGTTTGAAAGCGAAAGCCCCAGACTTCTTAAAATCGTAGGCAACTTAAAGGAAGAAGGAAAAGCTCTTTACGACGTTAACGAATTTCTTGCCTATGGCATGACAGACCCAGAATTTCAAAACTTTCTCAAGTCTGTGCCATACCAAAAAGTAAGTGTATTTTCAAGTTTTGCCAACACACTACGTAAATTGTTTGGGCTTGGCAAAGACGATAGTAGTGTATTCACCAATCTTATAGACGTTACCGATCAACTCCTTACGCCGTCTAAAAAACAAACCACAACGCCGGATAAAACTGCTGTTCTTGCTCAGTCCAGCAACATACAAACTGCTGCGGATGTGCAAGTGCAGTACGCTAATGACGTTATCAACACACCTCGTAGCCAAGGACCATCAGTATCCTTGCTCGATCAAGTCCTTGCCACAGGACTAGACGTAAAAGGACAGGCTGATATCGCCAAAGCGATCATGGAAGGTGCGATGTCTTCGACACGCAAACCATTGCTTGGCGCATTTACGCCCAGTCAAATAGCCAAACTTGTCGCAGACGAAGTTCCCGCGCTTACTCGCGTTGTTGATAGCGCACGAAAATTTAACGCCAAGCGTCAGCAATATCTGGACAAAGATAAAGAGCTTATGAAGCCCTGGTTGAAGCTTCAACGCGACAACCTTGCGCAAAGCCAGCTTCTATCTACTGTTATGCATCTGGCAAGCGTAAACGGTATAGACCCAGACACTAATCCTGGGCAGTCCGACACAATGGACACGCTGTGGGGTAGGCTCAACGAACCAGCAAAACAGATCTACAAAGATGTGCGCGACCACTACGCAAAGCGTTTTGAAGACTACAAACGTCTTGTAGAAGCGCGTATACAGAACATGAACATAAGTAACGAAGAAAAAACAAAATTTATGGCGCTTCTCCGGGAGCAGTTTGAAACGAACAGGGTAGTGGCTCCGTACTTCCCACTGATGCGCTACGGAGACAACTGGCTGATGGTAAAAACCCCCCAAGGAAAAGAGTTCTACATGTTTGAGTCTCCTTCGGAGCGTAACGTCTTTGCGCTGCGTCGAGCGAGAGAAATGGGGCGTTCAGCAGATAGTCTTTACCAAGACCAGACGTTCAAGCGCGGCGATCAGATAAGTGGTGTGATGGAAGAAGGGTTTGCCGACAGCACACAACTAAAGAAAATACTTGCATCCGTAGACTCCATGACAACCATACAAGATAAGGCTGGCGTCAAAGACCAGATCTATCAGTTGTACCTGCTTACCTTGCCCGAAAAGAGCTTCCGTAAGAGTTTTATACATCGTAAAAACACAGCAGGTTACAGCGCCGACGCGCTTCGTAACCTGGGCACTGCTGGGTTTCGCATGTCTAACCAGCTTGCGCGCCTTGAGTATGAGCCTGCCATGCGCAACGGACTCGACGAAGCCAAGGAATCATTGAAAGATAATCCAGATCGGTACAAGTACATCCCGTACATAGAAGAAGTTGCTGAGAGTGTAGAGTCCATAACCAACCCCAAGAATGAAAACTCCATTCTAAACTTTGCGGCTAACGGGCTGTCTACACTTAACTTCTTCTACTACATGAGTTCAATATCTTCTGCAATCACTAACTTCACATCCTTGCCCGTGTTTGGATACCCCACCCTCTTGGCAGAGTTTGGGCGCACTGCGTCAGGTGCCAAGGATGTGCATATGGAGCTTTTACGTTTTCTGAACGTATACAAACAAGTAGGGTTCCGTAGAAAAACTACCGATGCGCAAGGTAACGTGCGCACTGAGTATGTAATGCCTTCTGTGCGTAACGTACTAACAGATCCAGGAGAGATCGCTGCGTACCAAAGTTTTGCCGCTGATAACCTATTCACGTTCAACAGATCCATAGACTTGCTCAACATAGTCAAGTCGCCTTCTCAAGAAGCAACCAACCCCAACATACTTAAAGTGCCCGTAAAGTTTGCCATAGACGCCGTGTCCACTATGTTCAGCGCTACCGATCAATTGACACGCGAAGTTATGGCTATGACGGCTTATCGTGTAGGCATTAAACAAGGACTTACACCCGAACAAGCTACAAAAAAAGCTATAGAGTTAACGCACAACTCTATGTTTGACTACTCTTTGTTTGATACACCTCGATACTTCAAAGGGCCTGTAGGGCGCACGCTGTTTCAGTTTAAGAAGTTTTCACAGAACGCTGCGTTCTATCTCGCAACCAACGCAACGCAGATATTCACAGGGGCTGATCCTACAATCAAAAAACAAGCTTTCACGCGTCTTTTCGGTACCTTAGGTATGACAGGTATGTTTGCGGGGCTAACAGGTATCCCGCTGTACACAGTCATAACTACAGTCATAGAAAAAGCGTTGCAGTTAAGAGACGATGACGATGAAGACAGCGTTACTTTTCAAATTAGTAAATACGGAGCTGATTTGTGGTTCAAAAATTTCTTGGCCGAAAACTTTGGGCCTAATGTTGCTACGTACGTAGCATACGGTCCTTTTACCGCTCTGACAGGTGCAGATTTCAACTCCAGGGTAAAGCTCAACGATCTGTTCTTCCCAGATTGGGAGTTTAAAGGTTTACTAGGACCGACCTTTGGCCTGTATGAAAACGCACAGCGCGCCTACGATAGGTTTAAAGAAGGACAAACCGAACGCGCTATAGAAATGTTGTTACCAGCAATCATTCGGCAACCTGTAAAAGCATACCGCTTTGGTGAAGAAGGGGTTGTAACACCCAAAGGATACGAAGTTGTTAGTAGCGACGACCTATCCAAAATGGACCTAGCACTGCAAGCCATAGGTTTTTCTCCCATCAAAGTTAGCGCCAAGCAACAGGAAAACTACAAGCTTAAGAAGCTGGAGCGGGAGCGGGAAGAAGAACGAACGGATCTCCTTAAGCGTGCTGTGTACGCAAGGCGCGAGGTATCAGACGAAGACATGGACGAGGTGCAAGAAGACATCGACAAGTTCAACGACAAATTCCCCAACCGCCGCATCCTGCCGTCGAGCATCATCCAGTCTGAAAAAGCCCGTCGCGCACAAGACCGTGTGTTAGATGATGGGTTGTTCATAGCCAACCCTATGACACGCAGAGAGCTACTGGAGCTTCGGTCTACCGACTGAAAAAAATCCCCGCACGCAGCGGGGATGAAGGGGGGAGGGTTTCCCCCAAGGAGACACACATGAAACCATACCTATGGTACATCAAACTCTCCAAACACGCAAGCCCTGTATCCCTTCCTCCACAACGGGTTTAATAACGACCTTGATGCGCAGTTCCTTGGCGTACTGACGGATCGTGCGGCGTGCGGTGGAAAAATCCAAACATGGTATAAAAAACGATGTACCTACGTCAAACTTCTGCCAGTTGACGTTAAAGTTTATTCCGTGTATCAGCATGGATAAGCTCTTCAACGTCGAAGAAGTTACTATTAGCACAATCAAACACGAAGCAGTACACAGGCGGGGCTAAAACCTTAAGTCCTTTGGTAATTCGTTTCGTCTCTGCTGGAAGCAACACGCCGTCGCTCTCCAGCTTGCGGGTCAGTTCGCGCACCGTTATCTGTAGTTTGGCGCAGTCAGACTTAAAGTGTTTGGCGTTGATGTACATACGCTTGGTGTCTGGCTCAAAGCGTATGTACAGTGGCCCCCGAGGCTCCAGTATCGGCGCGCAGCTTAGGCTTGTACGCGCATCCTCCTTGCCGTTGATAACGACGATGTTCTGCAAATGTCTGTTGATGTAGTCTCCGACAACGGCTGCGGCATTCGCCAGTGGGGCACGCACGTGCTGACGCAGCAGATGGATCTGATCTGTGACCCACTTGAAGATAGCTTTCATGTCGTAGTTGTGCAAGTTGAGTTCCTTTGCCAACAAGCCTCCCGCAATGTTGCAGGCAACTATGGCTGACCAGAAACGCTCTCGTGATGTAAGCTTCACTTCCTTATCAATCTTAGCCTGTACAGAACGCACAGTGTGGATAACATAGTCTCTGTTGCTGACAATGTAAGAGAAGTATATGTCCGCAGCGTGCCCGTAGTTTTCTTCCAACTGCACATCAAACATGTGTTTGGCGTACTGCTCGTCAATCCCGCTGTTGTAGATGACATACTCAAAGAGTCGCATCATCTCGCCGTCCACCGAATCCCTGGCTATCTGCAACCTGTCATACATGGAAGCGTTGGAGGTCATAACCTCAATAAGCTCCCAGCGCTCTGTGTTAGGTCGTAGCATGTTGACGCTACCCTGAGCGCGCTCCTTGTCTCTACCCTGCGTGACTTGATACAGGTGCGCTCCCATGTCCTCCACATCAACCTTGGTGACTTCATCAAAGGTATGGCAGATGTTGTTGAATATAGCCAGCTTCCGGGCACCAGCGTTCTGCGTGTCTTTCCACATCGACATAAGCTCACTGGGTTTGCCGACAACGCTGTTGATGACGCGCAGGATGGTGGACTTGCCGGGACCAGAGTCTCCGCTTATCAAATTGATAGCCGCTCCACGTATGCCAGTGAACTTAAGTAGAGGGCTACCAAACGCAGTAAGCGCGGCGTAAGCATAAGACTCTAGCCCAGGCCGAGCGTACATGTTGAAGCACTCACGCCACCTGTTGATGTCGCCCTTGGGAACCATAAGAGCAGCAAACTTTTCGGTAGACGGAGACGGTGGGCTATAGTACACGCCCATAGCCGATATCTCCCTATCTCCAACGATAAACTTTGTGTCGTTGTCGCACCATCCAAACTGTATGCGCATCTTGTCTGCCTTCTTTATTACCTGTAGTTCTTTCACGAACGTCGTTACATACCCCAACAACAATTCCTGTTGCTTAGGGGTTGCTGCCACACCCTTCTCAGCTAAAGCTTCACGTAACTTGTCCTTTACTACCGCATCCTTCAGCGGCACTGAAAACTCTTTCACATCATCTTGAGGGAGGTGCAGCTTAAAAACCAGCATCTCGCCGTTGATCGGATGCACCATACGCCGAATGATGTACAGGTCGTGTTCGTACACTACCTGCGGCTCTTCCTCATCACCAAACGGACGTTTGTAAACTCCCCCCTTCTTGCCCCTAAAGTAAGGAAAAGGATAGTCAGGTATGGTATGTGACGCCACAACCTCGTTCTTGGGTGCCTCTGCTATCTGCATACCAAGAACAATAGGAGACTTGATCTTGTCCTTGTGCTGACAGTTATCACACCCGCCGGGGTTGTACTTCTCAAACGTCTGGCATGTGTACGGTCCTTTGATACGCTCAGCTTTGTGCGCCGTTTCTTCCGCGCTATAGCCTTCGTAGTCCTTGGATATGAAGTGGATAGCCTTGTCGCGGTCTTTGCAGAACTGTGCTATGGATAAGCCAGCCCGCCACATAGGCTCTCCCATATCCTTCTGATTCACCACAATGTGCTGGATCTGAGCACACCCTGCACCAGCCTGGGTCTTAAGCAGTATCGTCTTAAATAAATACTCCTTGTTGTAAGCGAGAGATTTAGTTAGCTCGTTAAGTTTGGTCGCCGTAAACTCCGGCGCAGCGGTCTCCACCAACGGCGCACGCAGCGTGTCCAGCTTCAGCGGCTTGCCCGTCGTCAGTAACTGCACCTCCAGAGGAGGGCGCGCTTTGAAGTTCTTAGTCCCCGGTATCCGCAAGATGCGCGCTTTGTCTGCCGTACAGGCAGGGTCCGCGTGCAGCTTATGCGTTACACAGTTTTTCTTAAGCTTATTAGCCGCAGCTTGCCACACGTCCGGTGTAGCTGGGGTGTCAAACGCCCAGTACACATGCAACCCTCTACCGCTATCTACTACATACGGCTTGGGCAGCGCTACGGTTACGCAGAACTTTTTAAGAGCGTCTACTGCTTCAACGTGTGTCGCGTACGGTTTCCCTTCTCCGCAATCAACATCCAACCACAGGGCTTTGAATAATTTTGTGTTATCTCCACTACGTTTTGTTGGTTCGTTAAATGTAGCGCAGGCAAAGTAAGCATCGTATTCGTCATCTACTAATTGCTGCCCTGCTTTAACTATATCCTCAGCGGTTTCGACGAACTGTTTTATTATTCTTTTGTTTTTTATGCCTACTACACAGCGCCAACCCTCCGGTGCAAGCACCTCTGATAACAACTCAAGCGCTGACATGTAAAAATATCACTCATAGCTATTGATGAATGAAAGTACCCGTTGTCGCATATGTGGGCGCATTTCGGTGCCCTTAAACCAGTTGTAGATGGTTTGGCGGGTTACACCGAAATGCGACGCTATAACGACTACGGACAGCTCGTTCTTGATACAAATCCTACCAAGCGCAACGCCTAGCTTACTTTCGTCTGCCGCTAAGTTTTCTTGTATAAGTCGCTGCGTGTAGCCGATGCTCATGCTTATGACTCGTCATCGCCCCAAGCACTAAGAACTGAAGCAAGATCACGTTTTTCTGCGACAGGCTCAGTTTTCTTAGATACTTTCTTCTGGGGTTCTTCCGGTACAACCTCCTCGGCTACCGGAGGTTTGCCAGGAAGCTCCAGCTTTGGAGGACTGGCTTTCGTATCAAGCTGCGATACTGTTGAAGAAAGCATACGTGCAGCTTCAGGTGAAGCGCCTGCATCAACAGCAAGTTTGTACTGCGTCTGATTCACCCAGTCTACGGCACGGAACACCAGCTTCGGAACGTCGCTGTCCTCGTCAAAAGACATCCGAGTTACGATCATGTTGATGTTCTTACCGTTCCCTGCTATGTACTTCACGTACTGATCGAACCCCATGCTATCCATATCGCCCTTGGCAAAAATACTTTGCGAGGGAAGGGTAAGCTGAAAGAGTCCACTTTGGGGATCGTTGGCGAGAAGCACCGCAAGACGTTTCTGGAAGCGGCACGCTCGCGTTCCGTTTGCCCCAGACCCAGCGTTGTTTTGTGGACATCCTACGCAAGTCTCGTTCTGGCGATTCTCTGCTTTCGGATGCGGTGTGATGCCGTCATCGCTCCAGCAGTCTGGTGGTGCGGTTTCCTTGGAGTTGTACGCTTTTGCGTAGAACACCCTACTATTTTCTTTACGACCCGCAGCAATGATTACGTCCAACTCGGGCGCATCGCTCTTACCTACCTCCTCTCCACCCACAACAAGTCGGAACTTGCCGCCTCGGATAGAGATCCTGCGGTTTTGCGATCCCCCAGCAAGTGCTCGGGTCAAGTCATCAATTTCCGTGTTCTTAAGAAAGTCTGGAAGTTGTGTCTGAAACACTGTTACGTTAGGCATAAAATCCTCTCTTATTTACTGCGACGGACGACAACACTGTACTTGCTGTCGGTGTTAAGACCCACAGGCAAGACCGTGGGGTTTTCCTCAATGAATTGCTTCATGTTGGATTGATGGATGCGTTTCTCCAATAATTCGTACGCTTCGTGCTCCTTGATAAAGTTGTACATAGAACCCCAATCATTGGTCCAGTAACGGTTCTTGACGGTGCGGATGACCGTACCCGCTTTAGTGCGGATGCTGTCGGCACCGATGCGCTTGCAGGCTTCAAGCAAATGTTCCTCGATGAGGTCCATCTGCTGACTGAGTTGCTCATCTTTTTCTTCGTAGTCGCTACGAAGCTTTGCTCGTGCGTCCCTAATCTTTACGTACACACCAGCTAGTCTATCAACAGAGTCGGCTTCCATAGGTTCTCCTTTTGGTTATGTGAGGCTTAGTGTACCATGAAATTTTACTTTGTCAAGAGGCGTCCATCTCCTTTCCGTAGAGTTCCACGATCTTGGCATGGATGTTGATGTTGTCTCTTAGCAACGTGTACAGCCTGCGCTCTACATCACTCCCTGCCACATGTACGATGGTCATGGGGTTGCGTTGCCCTGGACGGTTAATGCGAGCGTTTGCTTGTAGATACGTCTCTACAGAAGTTACAGGCGCGTACCAAATGATGACGTTGGCAGCGGTTAGCGTCAGCCCGTGTGATGCCGCCTTGGGTTGGATGATGAGCACTTGCGGGTCTTTGTCGCCTTGGAACTTTTGTATGATAGATGCACGTTTGTTGACGGACACATCACCATTGATGATGTCGCAGGATATGCCTGCTTTCGTAAGGTGCGCGTGTAGCAAATCAATCGTATGGTTGAAGGGCACGTAGACCAGCACCTTGTGGCTTGCCTCTGAGATAATTTCCTCAATCACCCGAAGCCTGTTGCTTACGTCGAACACTATGACATCTTTGGTATCGGTATACACCGCGCCACCGGAAATCTGCAACAGCTTGTTGATGTTTGTTGCTGCGTTCATAGAACTAACTTCTTCCCCAGCAGCGGAGAACAACATCTGGTCTTTGAGAATCTTGTAATACTTCTTTTGCTGCGCAGACAACGGTGCGTCGCGGGCAACATAAGTTACATCGGGTAGATCTATACAGTCCTTCTTCTCAAATCGTATGGCTGGCTGTAAGGATTGATGAACAATAAGCTCCGCATTGGAGCGGGGCACCCAGCGAAACTGCGACACCTTGGTCATCACCCGATCACGAAACGCCCCGAAGAACTTAGGCACACGGTCAGGACACACCAGCTTGGCAAGTCCGTATGCGTCTACAGGGGATTGTGCAGCAGGGGTGCCCGTCAGCATCCACAACCAGGGCACACTATCCGAAACCCTCTTCAAAACTTTCCAGCGTTTGGTGCTCACAGTCTTGTACGCAGAACACTCGTCAACCACAATCAGATCGAACGTACCGTCGCTCAGTAACTCCAACTCGATAATCTCTAAACCTTCATAGTTCGTAATTACAAACTCGGCTTTGCTCTTCACTACTTTGGTGCGTTGAGTCGGAGTGCCGTACGCTACATCAAAAGTACGATGCATGGCGAACCGAAACAGATCAGCCTGCCAAGCAGATTTCATAACTGACAGAGGGCATACTATAAGCGCCCTACGGACAGCGCCAATCTTCATCAAATAGTCCGTAGCCCATATAACAGAAGCAGTCTTACCTGTACCTTGTTCGTTAAAACAAAACGCTCTTTTATGTAGCGTGAGAAACCCGGAGGTAGTTTTCTGGTGCAGGAAAGGTTTGAACTCCCCAGGCCAGTGGTACTTTATGTTGATAGGCGACGGAACGTCCTTGAACTTTGACGCAAGGATCTGCGTTTCCTCCAGCCCCCAATGAACCGCTATCTCATATGTATCGCCATGCTTTGCTACAACTGCACTCTTCTTGATGTTATCTAAAACAAACTCAGGCTTTTTTGTGCGAACCAGCAGCGCTTTGTTCTGTTCTACAGATATGCCGTCATGTGTTGCTTTTGACGCTATGGTCTCTGTTTCTTGAGAAGGATCTGTTGGCGCTAGCGGTTGTGATGCGCAAATTGGATCGGGAGTTTTTTCCCCCTTTGGTAATAGGTTGTTTATGGTCAATGTCTTTACCCTCTCTAACATCAGCTTTACCATTTCCATTCTTGTCGGCTCCTTGTTTGTCTATAAGATCTCTTGCTTGTTTTCTTATACGTCGCTCGTCATTCTCCCCTCTGGCTAATTGTTGCTGGTATTCTTTTTTGTACGGTCTTGGTTTGTTCACGTATGGCATGTCAGCACCTATTAAATTCACAAGTGGTTACGGGACAGTAGCCGCACAACGGCGTGGGGTTGGGCGTCCACTCATTGTTTTCAAACGCTTGCTCTAATCGAATAACCTTCGATTCAAAGACAGCCCACAGCGAGTCCATCTGATCTCGCTTGTAATCTTCTGAGACAAGTCGGTTCTTCAAGATAAAGATCAAAGCACCCTTGACTTCTTGCACCTTGGGGAAGTGGGCAAACACCATCAGTGCCATCAGTTTTAACTGATCCAAGTCAGGGTAGTTCGCTTTGCCTGTCTTGTAGTCAACAACTTTAGCGGTGAGGTTGTCATCATCGACAATCAACAGGTCAGCAATACCACGCACCCAAAACGCTGGGTCTTTGAACGCACAGGGTGACAAGTCTTCTTTGAGCGCCATCTCATGCTCGGGTAGTTTGCGACCGGGCTTTGACATCAATGCATCTAGTGTGGGCTTGATGAACTCAAACTCAGGCGGCAGAGGCTTGCCCTCCTTCACAAACAACTCAGCCGCCTCGTGCAACTCTGTCCCATACCGCATTTGCTCCGTCTCTTGCGTTGGGTAATTCTTAAGCACACGCACTTCATGGTAACGACGGGCACAACCCTCAAAGTCTTTCAACCCGCTGTGCGACCACGTTACTGGTTTGGTCATTTAAATCTCGCTGAAAGGATGGCGTTGTTGAGTCGGGAGGAGAAGGCGCAAACAAACTTCTCGTTGGCCTCCAACTTACTGCCCATGTCCTTGAGGATAGCGTGGGTCAACTCGTGCCAGAACGTGTCGTACACATCTTCTTCCTTGTAGCGCCGGTTAGTGAGCGTACTGCGTGTAGCAACTGCAATGCGCCCTGTGTCGTAGTCGGTGTTACCCATCGTGCCCTTGACCCACATCTTGTCGATGACATCTACTTTGTACCAGCGCTTACCTACTTTCAATCGTTTTGGAATTCTCATTTTGCATCTCCATATCGTTGTCCGGAATCAACTTCAGCCGCTAACGGGATACCCGGCATGTACTTCGGCTCCATAGTCATCTGCGCCAAAACCCATGTTTTAGCGTCCTCTGTTTCTGCTTCCGGTACTACCACTACCACCTCGTCATGTACCGTCAACACACATGGATACCGTTGTTGTATCCGAAGCATGCCGTCAGTCATGACGCACCTAGCCACTGCCTGAACGATGTTTTCAGTCAGTTTGCCCCCATACAGCTTTCGATTTTCCCCGTAGGTCCATTGGACTCCACGCTCGCTGGGGGTGTTGTTTAAGCCGGGATAGCGTAACGCCAGCCCACTTGGTAATACTACTCTCTCCTTCTCAACAGTCAAACATTTGTATTCGATGGCCTTGCTTCCTGCCAACGAGCGGGTAATAGCGCTATCGCAGAACTGCCAGAAGTCACGCACAGGTTCTGCCGCCTCCCGGTACTTGTCGATGATCTTCTTGGCTGATACGCAGTGGATCAGCAACTCGTGCTCGGTACAGGTATGGGGGATCTCTTCCATGCGCTTGAGGTTGTCCTCCCACTCAACGAACCGACTCAAGTACTCAGCGTCTACACCAAGTTGTTTGGCGAAGGCTTTGTCGTATCGAGTCGGTGGCGCACCAAGGAAGCCAGTCAACAACTGAGCGGCAAACGATGCCCACCCCAGTCCATAACCGCATCCCAGTAGCGCAGACTTGGCAGACTGTCGAAGGTCGGGATGACTCTCTTTACTCATGCCGGGGATGCCGAACATCTGCGCACCAAACTGAGCGTAAGCATCCTGCCCTGAACGGAAGATGTTGAGGAGCGTTTCGTACCCAGCCAACCATGCAAGCACACGCGGCTCGATCTGAGACAAGTCACATACCACCAACATGTTGCCCGCAGGAGCCATGATCGACTTGCGAAGGAACGACCCACGCTTTAAGTTTTGCAGATTAAGTCCAGATCCTTTACTAGCAGACCAGCGCCCTGTATGTGCGCCGTAATAGTTAAGGGGTACCGGAAGCGAACCGCGTTGCGCAATGTCCAAGAATCTTTGCGCTCGTGTGCGTTCCAATGTTGATTTAACTGCCAGTCTCGCCTCACAAAGGAGAGCCACGTCTTCGTTATCGGAGTTAAGTAACGCCTGAAAGAGCGCATCGTTTTTTGCAAGCGCAAGCGCCTTCTCACCGGTGGTCTTGCTAACCTTAGTCGGAGGCTCCACTCCAAGACTGCGTAACAATTCACCAAATTGCGGGTTGCTTGCCAAGACGGACTCTTCCACACCAAGGCGCGAAAGAAGATCGCCTCTCTTTGTCTTTTCTTCCTCAATCGCTGCACTGAGCATCTCCTTATCAAGTTGTAGCACTGGGTTGGTAAACATCTTCAGCGTTAGGTCGATGAGCTTTAACTCCTTGGCAGGGAAGCCCTGCACCAAACGCTTGAACACCTCCTCACACAAGTATGTGTCGTGCGCACAGTAGTCAGCCAACTCCTTCTCAATTGGTGGAGTCAACTCGGCTAGTCCATCTGTGCTGTACACAGCCTGTCCTTTGGGGGGCAGACCAAACTCATCGGCTAACTTGGCAAGGCTGTTGCCCACCTCCACCCCACGCAGAGCACGCGCCATCGAGAGCGAGTCGAAGATGAACGCAGGCTTGCACCCGTATCTCCACGAAAGGATCGCTACATCAAACTGAGCGTTGTGCGCTAGCACTGCGGTGGTCGACCAATCGATAGCATCGAAGGCGGCGGGTAAGTCATTGTGTGTGACCCATACGGTGTCGTTTTCACCGTACGTCTTGATACAACAACCGAACGCTTTGAATAGGTTGTCGCGTATGTACTGCTCAGTGGTGAGTTTGCTTAGCGTGTACTCCTTTCTATCCCACCGTGTTTCAAAGTCAATTACCAGTATGCGCTCGTAGGGCGGCTTGGACATGTTCAAGGTTCTCCTCATTTATTACTAGCGCGATGCCGCCTGCATCACGAATTTTTTGCAGTTCCAACTCCTGCAAGGCGGTGGTCTTGTTGTCTCCTGCTTTGCACTCGATAGCAAAGAAGTGCCCGTTGTAGCACCCAACGATGTCGGGTATGCCTGACCGACCATAGCCAGACATTACGGGAAAGAAGTTGTACGCACCCATCTCCTTGAGCAGTGAGACAACCTTGCGCTTTACTTTAACCTCGGGGGTCATAGCGGTGCATCTCCTAGTTTACGCAAGCGGTCTGTAGATTCCTCTTTCTCCGTCTTCCGCATCAGCTTCATCAGCTCCGCTGGATTTACTCTTGAAAAAGGATTGGTTGGATACGGCATGGATGCTCGCCATTGTGCGTCGTAGTTCGCTGAGTTCTTCATTTTTATCAGCCAATCTTTTTCGTAACCTTTTGATCTCGACATATGCTTCTCCTAGTTTTAAGTCCAACTCATACTGATCCGGTGTCATCGTCGTCATCCTCCCCTCCTACTAAAAGTGTTTGCCATAACTCCATGTACGTCTCCATGCTTTTGTACTTGTGTCCGCACTCAAGGCATCGGTGCTTACGCACCACGTATATAAAGTCCCGTTGCTCATCTCGGTAGGTGCGTGTGTCGTATATCTTTGTCGCACCCTCGCATGAAGGGCAGAACAACCCCATCACTCAATCTCCG